TTGTCGTATTTCTTTGATTAACAAGTTACATTTGTTTTTAAGTGACTGCGTAAAAACTGAACTATTTAAATCCTCCATGAAATCAGCTAAAACAGGAAGCACTCCGACAAGTGTTAATAGCTTTTCGATTTCATCTTTGTTTGGTTGTTTCATTTTATTGTTGTTTAGTTTTACCAATAAATAACATAACACCCCATTTCAACCAACACAAAGCTATACTTGTTCCATTAATTTTAACTTTTGTTTCTGGGTTTAATCTGCTACTTGTTCTAAGTTTAATTGTTGGAATTAAATCTAAATCATCATTAATCCATGACCCGTTAATAAATCTTATTTTCATTGTTCTTGTTGTTTAGTCTTAGCATAACATTCATCATCAGATTGAGTAGTTTCAACACCGCAATACTTACAGATATGAAGCTCTTGTTTAAGTTTTTCTTGTGGAATGTTTGGCAATACATGTATATTTTTCATTGTTATTTTTGTTTAGTTAGGGTTTTTAGTTTCTATTTGAAGAGTTCCTTCAGTATTAATTATTAACCAATAAGGAAAACCTCCTAAATCGGTTGATGGTACTTTTGTTTCTGAATAACTATAACTGCATCCTTTAAATCTAAATTTTCTCATTTTAACTAGCGAGTTCAAAACATTTATTTCTTGTTCAGGATTATATATTTTAATGATTGAATCATCTATTGGTTTTAAAATATCAACTGGTTCAAATTGATTACTAAACGCTGTTACTGCTAATTCAGCGTCTTTAATAGCAATTTCAACACTTGCACCAGACATTGATTTTAACAATACGTTGCAATACAATTCTTTTATAATTTCTTCATTTGTTTTCATTTTTATTTTTATTTATTTTTTTTTACACCACATTAATTGACTACCTTTTCGCAAATGAACTAATTGTAATTCATAACCTTTATCAATCATTTTTAGCATCTCTTTACGTTCCTTATGAAATTCATCATTTGTCTTGACGTAGTTTTCAGCGAAATCAAACAAACTACGCTTAAAATCTGGTTGTTCTTCTTTTTTCATTTTCTTAGTTTTAAATTGTTAATAACATATACAAATATAAACATTATTCTTTAATTGATAACTTTTTTATCAAATTATTTTTTACTTGCCAAAAGTCCTGCAATGAATTAGCTTCTAATATATCCAACTCTGCTTCTGTTAATTGTAGCTTATCTTCGTCTGGTATATCAATGCAAGAAACTTCTAACTCGTTTTCTACTAAAGAAATTAACTCTTTAAAGTCTGGGTAGTTTTTATTTCTATCGTAACATTCTAAGCCGTGCAAAATTGTTGCGTGTCCTTTGCCAAACATTTTACCGATTCTATCCAGTGTCATTTTGTTACTGCGTAGAAAGTGATATAATACGCTTCTTATGTACACTTTTTCACGTTTTCTTGAACTTGTATTTAGTTCATATCTTTCAATCAGTTCTGTAATCTTAATTAAATTCATTGCTCTTGTTGTTTTTTAATGTCTACACTCAATCTTTCCAAATACAAGCAAAAGTCCATTGCTTCTTGCTGTGCCTCATTAATCCAATCAAGGGTGTTTAAATCGGTTCTTTCTAAAGTAACTCCGTACTTTTTTAAACCCTCGTCTGCTCGTCTTTCGAACTTTTTAATTACGTTTAGTACTATTCTATCTATTACCATCTTATTTGTTTTTAAAGGTTTTGTTGTAGTATTGTTCTGCTTGTTCTTTACCATGTTCCGCTATAACTTCATGGTAAGGTTCTGAACTTTCCTCTGATAAAAAACTTGTAAAAGCTTTTACGTAAAAACTAATCTTCTGCTCCTTATCCATTTCTTTGGCTTGTTTTAATACATTTTCAAAGTTAAATATTTTATCACTTTGTATTCTTTCTGCAAACCATTCTACTGCTGTTTGTTTCATTTTTCTTGTTGTTTAGTTAAATACCTCCGTTTATTTTAAAGTCTGAATTATAATCATCAAATCTTCTTAAAACCCAATCTAAAATTTTTACTGCTGTCAGTTTCATAGTTCTTGTTGTTTAACGTTTAATAACAAACCAATAAAATCTGTTTTTAGCAATTGCCCAATGAGTTAATCCCCATCTATAAGGTTTACCTTCCCATATATTGCTTTTGTTCTTTACAAAATATAAATCACGTTTGTATTGGTGATAAGCTAATTTAATTGCAGATAACAGTGTATTATTGTTATTTCCTTGTTCTTTTACTTCAAAATTTTCTTTCATTGTTCTTGTTGTTTACCATTGATTAACTATTTTCATTGTTTTCTTTTTTAAATTGTTTATATCCTTTTATTGCCCTAATTAAATTAATACTTGATACTATAATAATTATTGAGGCAATAATTATTATTAATGTATTTATTGATTTCATTGTTCTTGTTGTTTAAAGGTTTCGTTATAGTATTGTTCGCCATCTTTGTAATTTATTTCATTACCTATTGTATTGCAATATTTTGCATCAGTCCAAGCATTAATAATCTGTTGCTCAAACATTTCATTGGCTTGTTCATATAATTTTATTAGCCATTGTGGTGGATTATTTTCTGTTGGTCCTCTTTTGGTTATTTCATCTGCAAACCATTCTACTGCTGTTTGTTCCATCTTATTATCATTTAAATTTTCATCATCTAATTGGTTAATTTCTTTGCTCAATTCTTTCATCCATTTTTTGACGTCTGAATATGCTTTTCTCCAATTTTTCATTTCAGAAGATTTATTTCTGTCTCCACCACACCATAGTAATTCGCTATCAATTTTTTGATTAACCTTGTCTATAAAATCTTGTATTTCCATCTTATTTTTATTTAGTTATTTATTTTCCTTACGCTTCATGTAATCTGACTTATTATTTCTAGTTGCAAATATTAAAACTCCAAACATTATTAAAAAAACCACTCCCATCTTATTCTGATTTAAATTTCTTCTTCTATTTCTATTTCTCCATATCCATCGCAAGTAGGACACTCAATAAATTCTGTACATCCACCACAACACATTGAAGCTGGTAGTGTACAATCTTTTTCGGCTTCTATAATTCCATAGCCTTCGCATCTTTCACATTCTACTTCTATCATACTGCTAATATTTCGGTTAATACTTTGATATAAGCTTGTTCAATTCTTTCAAGTCCACGTTTGCAAGTGTCTATTCTGTTAAAATACTTTGCTTGTAAATCAGGAAATAATGAAGCTCCAGTAAAACTTAATACAAGCCAATCAATTCTTGCTTTCATTTCTGCGTGCAATACTAATAAGTCAGTTGCTTTGTTGTGTAGTTTATAGTTCATCGTTTTTCGTTTAAATTGTTTAACTTAATTTCTCTAATTCTGTTCAATCTTTGCACATCAAACGTAGTAAAAAATTGCTTTCTGATAGCATCGTTAATGTGGTTTCCTTTTGGTACGTACTCATTCTCAATTGTAGTTGGTACATAGTTAGGATTAAAAGTGTTGTGTAATGTTTTCATATTATAAAGTTTAAATGTTTCAGCAAATATAAGCATTTTGTTTATAACTGCAATACTTTTTAACAATTATTTTTAAATTATTTTTAGTTTTCAAATGTTTATGCGGGTTTCAGAGCATAAAAAAAGTGGAGATTTCTCCCCACTTCTAACAATTAAACTAAAAAACTATGAAAATCAGCAAACAGAAAAGCAGATTTCGTGCAAATATAACTATAAATTCATTAAACAATTAATAGAAGTTTCACCATTTATTATTACTGCACATCCTATTGCAGGTTTTTTTCCTGCTTTAGCGTATGCCATAGCGTATGATTCGTGGTCTATACCACAACCTACTTGAGTGCCAAATATTCTAAAATTAGCGCCTACAAACCATTCTGTATAACATTGCGTGTGCAAATGTCCTTGTACGGTTAACATCATATCTGCTCTACATTTAGCCTTTGCAGTACCTGCTTCTCCGTGTATATATTGTACATTATCAATAACAACACGTTCTGTAAAGTTCCATTGTGGCACTTCTAAGACTTCTTTATATGATTTAATCCACTTTCTCGGTACTGCAGAAGTTTGTGCTTTACGCATAATTAACCTATCGTGGTTACCTATAGTTACATCTGCTACAGGGAACGCTTTATACCATTTAGCTAATTTCTCAATCGCTAAATCTAATTCCTGCCCACCTGATAAACCATCAGCATCTGTTTCGTGGTAGCTTGAATAGTGATTATCTATTACATCACCTATAAATACTACTTTGTTGCAATTGTACTTTTTGTATTGTTCTTGGCAAAACTCTAAATATCCATCAAGGCAAAATGGTTCGTGTAAATCACCAATAACTAATACCCTATTTTCTTTATCGTTTCTATGCTTTAAAATTAGATTGTATTCTTCAGCAGATAATCTTGGCCTGTATTGCTCCATAAATAAAATTTAAGTAAATAAAAAAACCACTAATTAAAGTGGTTTGTAAGGTTTATAAGATTTCCCGTCTTTTGTAATTAACGTTTCTTTCTCGTTTTCTCTACCTCGTACAATTGCTACGTGTACCCAAGCTGGATTTAATGCAGTACCTCTTTCCCAAATTAACTCTGTATAAGGTAAGTTTAATCTAATATACTCAAATATTTCTTTGTTTGAAATTTCGGTATTATCATTATCAATATCAACCGCACAACCTTTTAAATGGAATGAAGTAGATGAACCGCCTACTGCATTGTTCAATTTTCTATTTCTAAACCCTACGTTTACATTTATTGCTTGTCCTTTATTATCTCGTAAAGGTTGCAATACTTTTAAACACAAATAACGCAAATTTTCAATTTCAATTTCGTTTGGCGTGTTATCAATTCCTAATTTTTTAGCAGTATGCGAGTTGCATAATTCTGCAAGTGAAAAGTTTTTACTTAGATTCATATTAAAATTTTGGCTTAAATATAAAACTAATTATCGTAATACATACTAAACCAATAACAATTAATAAAAGCGTGTACGGAAATGGCTTTGTTTTAGTTCTATATTCTTTGCGTATCTTAACCTTTTCAAGTCTTAACGTATCTCGTTTAAGTTTATATTCTATTCTTGTTTCAAATCGTGTTTTAGGTACATATAAACGTTTGTAACGAATGATTGTGTCTTTTGTGGTAAGAAACTTCTCGAAGTAAAAAGTATCTTTTAAAACTACTTTAAACGAGTCAATTGATGTGATGCGGATGGTGTCGCTTGTTTGCTCCAACTTTACACCTTTTTTGTAGGCTCTATTGATATGCCATTTAGCAGAACAAGAAGTAAAATAAAATACTAAATAAATTGATAACGCCCAAACGAATATCATTGTAATTAAATGCTTAACGTCTATTTTCATTCTGCAAGTTTTTTCTTTACGTCTTTAGCTTGGATAATTAGCTTTACAATCTTACTAATAAAAGAATATCCTTTTACTTTTTCAAAAGATTCATCCATACTTTTTACCTCAATACTAATAAGCATTAAAGCAATTAATTTTGTAGCTAAATAATCAACGCTTATAACTTCTTTTGTCAAGTAATTAATGATGAAGAAATCAGAAGCGTATACTAACATAATAGCACCAATGTAACTCATCAATTTTGGAACGAATCCGTGACGGAATGTCTTAGAGTTTACTTTCTCTTTTAACTTACTCGCTTTCCATACTCCAAATGCAGTATCTAAAATAGTAGATAATGCAACAAGTATTATAATGCCTTTAATTGGTGCAAAGAATACAACTAATACCTTTAAAAGAATGGTTAAATTTGATGCTATTACTTTAATCATATTACCATAATTGAATCGGTGTAACCATTATCTGGGTTGTGTGTTGGTCGAATGTCACTATCCTTATTCAATACGCTTGTAAAGTTTGCAAACAAATCTTTATTTGTATGTAAATAGTTTACCAAACGAGCCTCGTAAAAAGATGCCTTTTGTCCGTAGTGGTCTTGTGCAAAAGCAACCTCTTGTTGACTAACTGAATTAGAATAGTCGCCATTCTGTAATTGTAGACCTTTATTTTTAAGCTGATAAGATAAACCAAAGACTGCATCTTCAGCACTTCTCCACGCAACAATTGGTTGAATATAAGTTACAAGAATCTCCTCGTTTGCTGACAATGTTTGTGCGTTGTACTTTGCTAAAATATCATTGTAAAAATACGTTCCTAATATTGGTTGTATTCTTAAATCTGATTGAGTCTTGATGTATGGCACAATATCGTTAACATCACAATTTGCCGTTATCGGTGTTTGTGTTTTTAAATAGTTTTCAGTAATAAAATATATCATAGTTCAGTAGTTGTGTCAGTTGATGGTTTTAAGCCTATTAAATCTCTTAATTCGTCTGTTGTCATTGCTTCAATTATCTTAGTCGCTAAAGCTGGATTAACTGAATTAATAATGTTTGATATGTTTGAGATTTTATCGTCAATTTCAACGATAGCTTCATTAACGATTTGGTAGTTGTTTATTACAAGTTCAGCTTTTACTTTTGCGATTGATAAAATTTCGTTTACTATATCTTCTACTACTTGACGCATTGGAATAATAGTATTTTTCTCGAAAATTACATACGCTTGTTTAATGTCAGAACCAGAACCAAGTTTACCACTTACACGAATACCCATTAAAATTGGGTCGATTGTATGTGCTTGGCATATCTTACTATCAATTGATTCAGTCGTTACTTGAAAGACGTTGTCTAAGTTATTTGTAGGTATAGACTCAATAGTCGGAAGTTGGTCTTTATTGTTAGCAAAGAATGCAACCGCTTTCCCAGCATTTTGAGCACCTTTAGCACGTTCAATAGTATCTTTAATAGCTTTCTTTTCTTCCTCTCCTTGTGGTTTCTTTGGAAACATCATAGCAAAAGATGGGAAGATTGAATTTAAGATGTTTGACTTTTGTAAATAACTCATTTCGCCATCTAAAAAAGCCCAATTAAAAGCACTTGTATAGCTTGGTAGTGGATAAATGTCTTGACCTACTTGTAAATTCTCGTAAACAAACAATTGTTCTGTATCTTTGCAATGTTTTGAATAGCGTTTTATAGTTCTAATTTCAATTTGACTCCACCAATCATCACAAATAAAGTAGTTTTCTCCGTCTTTGTCACGTCTTACTTTCTCAGAACCTATTGATTTGACTCCTACTAAGTCGCCTAAACTATTGAAACGTAAAATAAAATACTTTCTATTGTGCAATAATACGTCTTTTGTGATTGTGTGTAAAGACTTTTTTAAGTTTAAACGTCTTTCGATAGAATAAACTTCTACTTTGTCTACTGCCGTAGCGTTTTCATCTACTTTTAACTCATAACCACCACCGATAATAGCGTTAGTTTTAAAGTCAATGATTGACGAATGCAAGGGACTTGTGTAATAAAGTTGGTTAATCATTTGAGGGTACAAGTTGTCGTCTCCAAATCTGATATAACCATTAGTTTGTTGTCTTGCGTTTACATACGGAAGACTTAAATTTCCACCTTTAACTTTTAAAAATGGTGTTGAGAAAGATTGATAGCTTGATGTTTCAGTCATCTCCACGCTTGTACTCTTTCCAATGTTGAATCCAAATAATTTCATTCGTAAATTGAGTTTATTACTACTCCAGTAACAACCATTCGCCCTTCTTCAACCGCTATCAAGCCAGTTTCATCGTCAGGTAAAGTCTCACTTTCATAGATTGTATATGTATATTGCCCAATGCTGAACGACTCCGTTGTCGTTTCATCCATTAGGAATAAGTTATATCTGTTTGTATGTTCTGAAATGTCAGTACCAACCCATAAAATAGGGTCACTTGCTTTGTTGTACTCATTTTGAAACACGAATAAATAATAAGGATTGCTTATTGTAGTCGACTCCGATAAAGTCAAACATATTTTATTCTCTTGATTTTTTTCTATGTAAATCATAACTATATTGTTATAAATAACAAATTCGTTTAAAACAAAAAAAACCCCCACCAATAAAGATGAGGGAATTTTAAAAGTGCTAAAAGAAATTATGCAACGATACCAGCGATTATATCTGCGTCTACTTCTTTTGCTAAGTATAAATTTTCAGCTAAGAAAACAACAGAGTAAGAAGATCCATCTGCCTTAGCAGTTCCAGAACCTTCAGTTACTGCACTCAATTGAGCATTTGGAAAATACCAATATTTCTCATTTGCATCTTTAACGATGATAGCAAGGTCACGTTGTCCTTCTCCTAAGATTTTCAATGAACGAGATTTTGAAGCTTCACGTCTGCTGAACATTAAAGTAATAGTAGCAGTAACGAATTGAGAACCTTTTACTAAGTCGTTTGCTTCTTCTTCTGTATAGTTACCAGAATTTCTTCTGATTTCAAAAGGAATAAAGTCCGAAGATACCGTGATAGCGTCAATTGACCAAGTAGCATCTGTTTCTGTAATTGCAGTTACATTTGCTTGGTCGTTGATGTAAACCGCAGTAATTCCTCCGATGTTACCTTCACATCCTTTTGTTATTGTTGTAAGTGTTGTACAAGCCATTTTGTATATATTTTACAAAAAAAAGGTGGCGTTTATTGCACCACCTTTCTTTTAAGTTATTAATTATTCTTATGAGTAAAGAACGATTTCAGTAGGGTTAACAAAAGAGAAACCAACTTTCAAATTCGCACGTGTACGTAAGTAAGGTTCAGCAACCGTGTCAGACAAGTTAACTGCTTTCAATGCTTTACCATCTCCTTCTCCATCAAATGCGTAGATTAAGTTGTTTTTCAAAGTCAATACCATATGATCGTTAGGCATACCTTCAGCAACTACAACTTTAATTCCTAAGAATGTTAAAGCTAAAGGAGTTGTGATGTATGTTTGAGTGTTACCAGATGCAGTAGCTAATTCTAAAGCGTTTGCTACGTTTGGTGCAACGTATAATCTTAAGTCTGCTTTTTTACGGCTGATTGTAGATGGTGCGGCGTTGATTACTTTAACGATTTCTGTAATAACATTTGCAGAAGTGATAGTAGTGTTTGCTACGTCAACAACAGAAGCGTTAGCTAATAATTTTTTGATGTAACCATCACATAAAGCCAAAGTTTCGTTTGTGCTTGATGTGTCACCTTGCCAACGAATGTACTCAACAGACTCTTGAATTTGTTTAGCCATCTCATCCCAGTAGTAAGACATAAAAGAAGCAACAGAAAAATCTCCGTTAGAACCTTGAGCCATTTGTAAAGCTAAGAAAGATTGCTCTAAGTCAAACTGACATAATTGAGCCATTGCAGATAATGAACAAACATCAATATCAACTGCATCTAAAGCGTCAGTTGGTGCAGAGAAGTTACAAGTTGCTGGTTGTAAGATGTTTCCGAAAGTAACGTTTGCCAATTTAGTAGCAGACTTAATTCCGGGTAATGAACGATAGTTGTCTACGATGTCTTCAGATATGTAAGAACGACCATAGAACTCATTAGGGTTAGGACATAACAAAGCGTTTGTTTCGATGTCCAAATCAAATTTAAGATTTCTTTCCATTTTTTATTTGTTTAAAAATGCGTTTCTAAACGCAGTGAATTTAGCGTGAGCAGTTAATTTAGTTTCAACAACTTCTTCTTCCGTTGGCTCAACTTCAACTTCTAAAGAGTTTTTTAAGTCTGCAATTACTTGCAATACTTCGTTAATTTTTTCGTCAATTAAAGGCATAACAATAGATGTGATAGCCTCAGAGTCTATCGCTGGGTCAATAGCCATTGCTACTTCTTCCTCAACTTTTTCTTCTTCAACTACTTCCTCCATTGCTACTTCTTCTTCAACTGGCTCTTCCGTTGCTGGCTCTTCAGCCATCTCAACTTCTTCAGCCATTTCTACATCTTTAATCTCAACAACTTCTCCATCTTTTACGATATAGATTTTGTCTTCGATTTGATGTTCTCCGTCTGGTAGCATCATATTATATTTGTTTTGTGATTGCTTTTTTGCGTCTTCCAACTTCATACCTAAAAACCCTTCGATCGAGAAACCAACTTGACCGCTTTCAACTAACTTAGTGTAATACTCTTTGTCTGTTATTTGTGCAGTCAACATCAATGTTCCTTTTGGTACGCTAATACCATAAGAAGAAAGTGATTTGTCTTCCATTGGGTTTTCAACTATCCACGCTTCAAGAATGTACGCTGGTACTTCTTTACTTTTGTCGTGTTCTAAATTAAAAAGATTTTGGTTGTTTAAGTTGAACATAAACTTAGAAAAGATTTTCTCTATTTCTTGTTCAGTAAATTCAACAAAGTACTCCTCGCCATCGTCATTTCTATAAATCTCCATTGGAATCATTGCTGGTGCAACAATACGCATTTTCGGTTCATCTTGAAATTGAAAAATTTGTTGAGAGTTGAATGCCATTCCTTTGATTTTAACGGCTGGTTTTGAAGTGAAAGCGACTTGCTCAATTCCTAACTCGTTGCCCTCAGAATACTCTGGGTCAGTAGTTATAATATAAATTGGTAAATCTGTATTCATAACAATATTGTTGTATAATTGTTAAGTGTTTAAAAATTTGTATATTTGACAAAAAAACGTTATGGTAAAAATTAAAGAATTTGATGTTAAGAACGAAATCAATGAATTTACAATTGAGCAGTTCGAGAATGTTTCTCGCATTTTAAATGATGAGGAAGTAGAAAAGTTTGAACGTTGGGCTAACCTTTTAATTTATTTAGGTGTACCAGAATCCGATGTATACGATTTGGAGTTTAGCGAGTTTGTGGAATATATTAAGATATTCTCAGACACTAAAGTAAAACCATCAAACGAGTTTTGTAAAGTGATCGAGTTAGATGGGTATACTTACACATCGCACGAAGACGAATTGAAAATATCAGTGCGTGAAATGAAAATGATTGAGAAGCAAGTATCTAACCATCCACACAATTATATTAGCTACTTGATGTCGATATTGTTTAAGCGTAACGACTTAACTAAAGCTGAACACTACGCAGATGCACACATCAAACAAAAGGCTAAATTGTTTAGTTCACTTTCTGCTGAACTTGCGATACCTTACGCTACATTTATTGGTTTAAAATTATCTAACAGACTACAAAATGCACCTACCGAAGTCGTGGAATAACGTAAGTGTAGAACAATTTATGGAATTGAAAGGGTTGCAAGTTGACTCTTTCGATTCTATATTTGATTTTCACGTAGAAGCAATAAGCATCTTATCCGATACTGACATAAATGATGTATACGATTTGGATTTTGACGAGTTAACGGAACTAATAAAAGAGATTAACTTCATAAATCGTGACCCAAATAAACCAATAAATCGGATAATTTCCGATTTGCACTACATAGGTTTACAACATTTAAAAGTTGGAGAGTTTATAGACTTAGAACACTACTTTACTAATAACTATTATGCTCATTTGTCGGACATTTGTAGTGTTGTTTACAGAAAGAAACGTTTTGATGAGTGGGATAATGAAGTAATTGAGCCTTACGAGTACGATATTGAGCAAAGAAAACAACTATTTAAAGATGTAAAATGCACCGATGTATTCGGAATAGTGCAAGAGTATATAAAATTCCGTGAAAACTTTATGGAAGTATATATCAATCTATTTCAAGAACCAGCAACAGACGACATAGAAGAAGATTTGACCGATGAGGAAAAAGAAGAAATCAAGAAAGAAGACAATCTAAACAAATGGTCGTGGGAGAAAACGCTTTACATCTTAGCAAATGAGGACATTACCAAGATTGACGATGTCCTTAAAATGAATCTTATCTTTGCTTTTAATATGCTATCAATGAAGACTGAACTACAACTTTAAAAGAATGCCGTTGTCGGTGCAGTTGGTAGGTTTGGATAAGGCGAATCAATCCAATTAAACTTAATTGATACAACTGGGTTGTTTAGAATCTTAGCCATTTCAAGTATTGGATATTTTTCAAACTGCCAAGCGATGTATTCTTGTGTAACTTCTGCAAGTATATCTTTTACGTCTCCACGTTGTAGCCATTTGTCAGTAATTGAATATGGTTGAATACCTCTACTTGTTCCCTCATCTAAAAACAAATAGTAAAACATTGCGTTAATAGTAATGTTGATTTTATTCAACTCATCTCCAGTCATTGCAGATATTCGTATCGAATCGTATAAAGTTCCAAAATCTATAAGACCTAAGTCTCTAATCTCTTTTTGCAAAGACCTTGCTAACTTATTACGTGTAGCATATTTTACTTTAAATGTTGCCATTAGTTTGGTGTTTCAATTGGTATAACGCATTCAGGTAGATTAGCAACTTCAAATGTAATACTCATAACCCAACCAGCACAATAGTCCAAATCAAAATTATTTAATGGCGATGTGTTCATTGGGCTTATTACGTCAATGCTTAAATCTTGCCCATCGTAAAAGTACAAATAAAAATCGTTTAATATCAATTCAGTATCTGATAAAATAGTATTAATATTTTGTCGGTCTTTTTGAATTATATCCAAGCAATAAATATCAAAGTTAAATTGACGTGTGTTTAGTCCAGCACTTGTTGAAGTTGGAACGGCATAAACGATTGGATACTTCTCGTCTTTAGTAGCGAAGTTTGGCATCTGTTCTTTGAAGTCTGAACCGAATTTTTTAACTTGCAAATGTGCGTCACAAAACGCAGTCATTTTATTTATTATTGTTTGATAACTCATAGCGTTGCACTTTCTTTTATTTTATTAATTTTATTTTGTGATGCCGTTATTTCCGACTCAACTACAACCGCTTTAATAGTTGGTTGGTTTTGCATTCCATTGTTATTGGAGCTTAGATTATTAGCTTGATCGTTACCACTTGAATACATAGATGTTTGAGGATTCATTGTAGGAACAGATGAAGCACCACCGCCACCAGACGAAGCACCACCGCCACCACCCTCAAAGGTAGTAGAAGCAATCTTTTTAACATTAGCAAGACCAGCCGCTACTGCAATAGAAGCAAATACCGCACCGAGTATAGGGTTACCAGCAGACGCAAACGCAGAAGTAGCACTTTTATATGTGTCAATTGTAGCATTAGCAATGTTAACCGCTTTTTGTACCTTAAACGCTTTCTTTTGCGATTCTTTAGAACTACCAGCAAATGCTTCAGCAAGTGAACTGATAGCATTTAAACCACCTTGTACGGCTTGTATTTTTTCATCTTGTAGTTTCTTTTCTTTTGCTTTTTCAGCGTCACGATATTTGTCGTTTGTTTCTGTTAGTTTTGCATTCTTTTCTGCTTCAAGTTGAGCCATTAAAACGGAATCGCCAACTGCTAAATCTTGTTTAGCTTTATATTCGTCACGTATTTTTTGAAGTGCTTTCTCTTGTTCTGTTTTACCAGTTTCTTCTTTTAATTTAGCAACTGCTTCAAGTCGTGTTTTCTCTTCTCCTTCAAGTCTTACCTTTTCATCTGCTTTTGCCTTTTCAGATAATATTAATGATTGCTTTGTTTCCTCATCGTATTTTGCATTGATTGTTTTCTTATCATTAAATTCTTGTTCTTGAAGTTGTAAGTCAATAGTCTTTCTTTCTTCAGCAGTTAACTTAGAATTTTTAGCATTGTCAGCCCTAAGACGTGCGTACTTTGTTTCGTTTGCTTTTAACTCTTTATTGACTCCCTCATCCATCAAAGCGATGTTTGTGTCCTCAATTTGTCTTGCAGTTTCTAAACGTTGTTTAGCGTATTCAGCTTGTTTTTGCTTTTGCTTTTCGTTTGCTTCTTTGTTATTTTTAGCCTTTTCTTCATTTGCCTTTTTATCATCTGCAACTTCTTGAGCTTTTATTTTTTTTATGTTAAAAGTACTATCAGATATTAAGTTTTTAGTTTCCGTCAAACCATCTTTTATGGCTTTAATTTGGTCTTTGTCCAACGAGTTACTAATAGCATTATCTTTTAATTGCTGTTGAAGTGCTTTTTGTCTGATTTGAGCCGTTTGGATAATAGCCTTTTGTTTAGCAATCTCTAATTGAGTTGTATCTTTACCCTCAATTCTCGCAATTTCAATTTGTCTATCGTATGCTTTTACTATTCTATCGCCTTTATCTTTGTAAGAATCTGCAATTTTTCTATTTGTTTCAATAGATTTTTTAGCTTTGTCTTCTTCTGCAAAGTTTGTAAGCCCTAACCAATCAGCAAAATCTTTCAATTTCTGAATAACAAAGTCAATAGCCTTACCTATTGCTTCCATTATAGGCTTTATTAAACCTAATTTATTCATAAATAAAATAATTACCGCAACAATGGCAACAATAGCCGTAACTAATAAGAAAATAGGATTTGCTAAAAGTTGAAGTCCAAACGTGACAAACGCTTTCCCTAAAGAACCAACCGTAGTAATTAAACCCTTGATTGACGCACCAACATCTGATGGTTTTAAGCCAGTTAAAGATTTACCAAATACTTTAGCTTTCTCAGAAGCTTCTTCAAAGTCCAAAGACAATAAAGAATCTTTCATTGAACTGAATTGATTACCTATTGATTCGAATTTTGAACCAGTAGCGAAATTTTTAACATTCTCGTTTGCGTCTTTTATTTTATCCGATAACTGCCCAGCACGTTCTGCAAGTTGTTGCATTTGTTCTGGGTCTGTCGCATTTGCAAGTTGACCCTTTAAATCTCTTAATTCACTTTTTATTTGTGCTAATCCACCTAACTTAATAGGAATCTCTATACTTTGTCCAGCCATAACTATATTGTCAGTTGGTTTATTTTCGTTTTATAACTTAATACTAATCGCTCCAGTCGTGCTTACATATACATCTCCAGTTGTAAGCCCAGAACTTCCAGCATCTCGGTCTGAGTCAAATGTTGGTAAATTAGCAAATCTAACAACTCCGAATTCAGCGTTTGATGCTTTCATACTTGGAACAATTATACCATCGTCAGTCGGTGTTAAATTGTTGCCTATCCACATTCCTTTCAATCCGCTTCCTATTACATTTCCGCTACCCATTACAATTGCTTGTGCTGAACTATCAATAGAGTTTATATTGTTATTTACTGCTTCGCTTATTGCTTGAAAGATTGACGTGTTCTCTGACTGCGTTACCATTTTGGGAACACTCGTTTTGAATGGTGCTAAGTCAATGTCAGTATCAATACTCATCAACTCAACTTTCGTTAACAATTTTTGGTTAACTGAGTAGTCAATTATTTTGTTTATAGTCCACCACGAATTATCAATACGAATTTTGTCGTTAAGTTTCAACGTCTGTATATCTAACTCGTCTAAGTCAAAGTAAGCGATTAACATTTTACCAGTATTAATCTGTGCAATCGTTCTTCTCCAATACTGATTATATAAGTTATTGTTTGTAGTTTGGAATCCAGAATAATAGTAGAAATCACACAATCCAAAGTTAATATCAAAACTTGGTTTCAATGGGTCGTCCCAATGTCCAGCGTATGGATAAGAAGTCAATCCACTTTGTCCAGTAGTTCCGTAGTCGTACAAGTTAAATGAGTTACACGCTTTTAATCCACCATCATACAATATTCTTAAATTTACTTTTGGCTCTGCAAAGCTAAACGATGGCACAAAAGCATTAAATGGAGTTTGCAATAATGGTGTAGGACTAAAAATAAGTTCTTTTTTATCTACTCCTTTGATGTATTCATTGTCAAATGTGTACTCAATTTGTCCGAATACTTCTTGTGTAGTATCAAAATATTTTTTATTTGCTTCGTCTGAATCTTGTTTGTATGTAAGTTGTATTTTCTTACCGGTCAACTCTGGTAAAAATTGCAACACTTGGTCGCTATCTTTTGCAAGTTTGTAAGTCCAATCTTTTTCAACCCCACTATCAACAAAATTGTCACGTGTAGTTAAGTTCAATATGTTTGGATTGTCTTTGTCTGATTCTATATACAAATTGTACATTTGAAAAATAGACTTTAAGAAGTCCTTTTGCTTAATCTTTGACGGAACGAATCCAAGTAAATTAATATTAGTACCGCTTATTGCAGTTGTTGAAGATGGTAGTACTTTAATCTTAATTGAATTGGCTACCATTTGAGAATTAATAGTAACTGGAACACCCCAAGGCGAAGTATTAGAACTTCTCCATACCATAGCATTAGGATTGAAATTGGCATTTGGTAAAACTGATATATGCATTCCTATTCGAACTTGCAAGTCATCACCAGCAACAATTCCAGAAACTGGTATGTTAAAAGTTTTAAGTCTGTTTTCTATATTTGTACTTGATGCAGAAGTCAACGTCAAAGGTACACTAATAGTATCTGAATAAGTTACCGAAATTTCAGTACCATTTTTTGATATGCTTATAAATGGTCTAATATACATTGCTGAATAGTTAGCAGTACCACCAACAAAAGCCCATTGATCAATTAAGTATGCAGTTGCACCACTTGAATTTAACAAGTTAATTGAATAGTCAATATCCACTTGAAAATTGTAAGAATCTCCAGTACTTAATGTAAATGGTGTATCATATATTCCAGTCGTTGGATTGAATATATTTAACTCATCTACTAACTCGGTGTAGTTTGTTAAAGGTGCATTTGCTGGTACGTTAAATAACGTGCTGAATGTTTTTGTATTTGTTGCCTCTACTAAATAATTATTGTAAATATCTCGCTTTACATCTCCCACAAATGGAATTAATAACTTATCGAATCTATCAACTGACAAAGTATTCCAAGTGTAAGAAAATCCTTGAGAAGCAAATATCTTGTCGAAGTAAGTCTTTGCATATATTGCTGGTTTTGCTTCCTTTAAAGTATAAGTACTTGTATTCTGGTAGCCTAATAAATACTTATAACCATCGTTCACATCGTGCGACCAACTCGATACAATGTTAGCAGAACTAATTACGTGGTCTAAGTCGCTAAAGTCTAAGTCTGTTAACTCGCTATTATCTAACTTAACGAAGAAATCAGACGCATCGTCTTTTACAAGTACTTCATATTCTACAAACTCCTCATAGTTTGCTCCATCTTGTTTCTTGTTTACCGATAACAATTGCAATACTGCATTTTCAAGAATAGGAATGCCATTTTGAATAATGCTACATTTTGTTAACGTGTCTATGTTGAAATCTCCAGTTTGAATATTTACATCGTAGTAATGGTTTAAAAGATTGTGATTGTTCTTTGTACCACTTAATACAATAGTCTTTGAAAACGCACCGCTTCGTTTTGATACGTCTCGAATATCAGCTACTCCGAAATTCAAAGGAAAAGCAGTTCCCTCTTTAACATCTAAATAACCACTTTCTAATTGAATCTGTACGTTAAACATTTATTGTGTTTTGATTTGCTAATTTTATTGTGATTGTTTTACGAATCAAATTTTTGTTGCGTCTTTTATTAACCTCAAATGATGAGTCCGTTACTTGACAAGATATGTAGTCGTCTCCAAATCTTACAAACGTAATAGGCGAAGTCATTAATTGTTCGAAGTACACGTTCATTTCTTCAGTCATCCAATCAGTATTCAACTCAAACGTTTTATCTAATTGAATTGAGTATGCAGTTTGTCCAAATTCAGTAGTTGCATAGTTCCACATTGAGTCACTTACAAAACCCTCGTTTACTTTGTTGTATGTTTGACGTGCAATAGTTCCGTTTTCATATGATTTTAAACTGAAACCAAACGAAGCGATACTTCCCATTCTGTCCATAAAATAAACATCGTACTCGTTTATTCTACATCGTTGGTCTATATCTATTAAATAAGGTTGAGAAAACTCATCTAAGCCATCATTTACTATTTGAAATGAAATTGTCGTTGTATTCTCGTCAATCATAGGCAAAGAACCAGAATCTATTATGTCTGGGTTACCATCTACTCCAATACATAGCTGAGTCATTATATTTGCGTTTGTTATGCTATATCTGAATTGCCCAGTATTGGTGTAAATAATACAATATAAATCTGTATCCATAAAGTTATTCGCTACGTTAAGCCACAAGTTTTGTGTTGGTGTAATTGAGAATCCAGTAGTAGGTAAATCAGTTACAAACAACTGCGTATTGTTGATAGTATCAATCAAGTATTGATTTTGATTGTATGCAGTGTAGTCAGCCCAAGAACGCACCCCATTAAACACATACTTATCCGATTCTGTAATTATGGCTAAAGTTTGTGTCTTTCTATTATCTGCATAGTAAACATTCCCATCTATTGTAGCATCGTTTACATTTGACCATAAAGCACTAATAGTAAATTGAGTTGAAGACTGCACCGACTTAACTACAAATAAACCCTCAATAAGTGGATTTGCTAAACCATTGTCTGCTTGTTTTATGCTTACTTGGTCTCCTACAACAAAAGTATGTGTCGCACTTGTAATCTTTACAAAGCCAGCATTGTTAGTTAATGAACTTGTATAAGCAACCCCTTGAATGTATTCCTCTCCGATTTTGACATCGTAGTTATAATAGCAGTCGCTTGGATTTGTTACGTTAATATTGAATGTAACTTTTGATTGCAGAAGTTTAGATAAGTCTATTTGCCCGTATCCATCGCTGAATCTTGGTAGAACTTTATACTCTCCTATTTTTGTAGCCGTGCCACTTGCATACACTTGAAAGATATATTTGAAACCCAACTTGTTTTTGTTTGTTGAGTTGTATATAAACATCAAAGGGTTATACGCTGGTGCGAAGTCGTAAACTTCTGCAATCTTAGTCATCGCCATTATACTATCGGTGTTACTTCTTTTGGTACGTATGTAATCAATTCTAATTCTTTAACCCACATAAACTTCTCGTTTGTGCAATTTATGATTTCTTCCGTTGAGATTATCCAATTATCATCAGCGTCTTGAATTGGGTTAAAGTAAGAATCATCTGTGTACAATTGTCCCACTAAAGAATCTTTTTGTTCTTGGTTTAATAGACCTACTAAGGTGTTTAAGTCTTCGGTTGTAATTTGGTTTAGTTTCATTATACTTGTCTATTTAAAGTTGTTTGAAAGGCTTGTACTCGTGTGTAAAAGTTATCTTGTTCGGTAGTTGTTAAGAAGTCTCCAATAGCAAAGAATGCATATTCGCAATCGTGAGTGAATGCAGAATCTGAAATAGCAATTTGGATAACTGCATTTGGAGCAGTATAATTTTGAGCATTAGAACCTTTAGATAATAAATTCAATCTACGTGTTTGAGTACCACTCGCACCACCTCTTTGAAAGAATCCTAAATATCCACTTTGATTTTGAATGTTTGTTGCTAATATTCCCATATAACTATCTTGCCAATTTAAACCACCTACATAGTTAAAGTTTGGTGTTGCGTTACCAATGTAAGCAATAGGATATGTAGATGCACTTGTTTTAGATGTTCGTGTATAAAAGCCTACACTCATTCCAGATGGTTGATTAACGCTTGGATTAAAGTAAGTAGTTGCATAATTATTTACTCCGTTACCTTTTGCTCCAGTATTTGCGTGTGTCCATCCACCGCTAAACGCTAATCTAAAAGCAGCGTCTAAATCTCTTGGGTCTTTCAAGTTAAATTTATGCGTTGTAGCAGTACCTCCAACAAATGGATATATTGCTTTTAACTTGTCCCATATTCCAGCAGACTTTAAGTCTTTACATAGCGTATCAATAGCACTCGTAATTGTTGGGTCTGTTATTCCAGTAGCAGTTAAAAAAGCCGTAGCATTTGCATCTGGTACAGACAAAAACGAAAGTCTATTGTAAGCCGAATATCCGTAGCCGTACATCTTAACCTAATACTAAAGCGATTGAACCACTTGTTAAAGTCACTCCGCTAAATTGCACATCGTTAATCGGTGTGATGATTGCACCAGCTTTAATTGCTTTTGTTGCGTCTGCTAAGTACGTACTCTTTGCATCTGTACCAGCAACCTTAATCGAACTAAAGATAGTATCTTCAAGCACAACAATAGCATCAATAGTCTTAGTTGCTTCCGTTGTATTGTTTACTATGTACGTTCCTAAGTTAGCGACTAATTCGCCCATCAAATTTGTTCCCATTTCTTTTGTTTTTATTTATATTGTTTTGATTTTAAATTTCGTTTTTAAAAAGCAATGTAAGCATCATCTGAATAGTACATCTCTCGTATGTAAGTTGTAGCGTATCGTATCGCATCCATAGCATCGTCAAACAACTTAACTGGCTCATCTGTTATTATGTCGCCTATCTTCTTCCACTTATAGTTATCGTATTCTTTTTTTAATGGTGGATAGTCTTCAGCATATACTCCGAATGTCTTAACATTGTCAATTCCTTTTTTAACTACCTTGTTTGCGTTTCCCACATTGTACCCAGCCGTTTGTAATTCTGCTATAATTTCTGGTCTTGAATAATCTGCTAAGATATCCGTATGCTTATCTATGTTCAATTGCTCAAAGCGTTCAATTAGTTGTGTAGTTGTTAAATATGATTCGTATATAACTGGTTCAATGTATATGTCTTTGTCGCAGTAGTAAACACGCACCAATGCCGTTGGGTGGTTATAACCAAAGTCAAGACCATAAACAAAATTAGTAAAGCGTGGTTCTCTATGTTTTACAAATGTCCAATTTGAATAGATGTTTAGTTTGCTTATTGCTTTCTCTCCAAGTGCGTAAATCTGATACAACGCTTCATCTGTTCTTTGCAAGTCTTCAATCTGTCGTTTAATTGATTCCGGTAGAAACGGATTGTCTTTGTATGTTGATTTAATTAAGACGCTTTCTTGTTCTGGCAACTCATACAACCAAGACGCAGACTCGGATGGATTGTAGTCGAATATAAGTTTTGACTCAGTTCTCATATTCAATTGCTGAAAGTCCTCGAACCATAACTCATTCGCCTCATTGCACCAACCAATATCACGTTTACGACCTCGTATCTTTTGCTCATCGTCAACACTAAAGAACTCTACTATCGAACCATTTGCGAATCGGTAGATATTTTCAGACATATTATGGTTAGTCTTTTCGTACAAGTCTAAGTCTTTAAGCACCTCGAAGAAGTCACGCATCACGGTTGCTCGTAACGCTGGGAATGTTTTACGAACTATTGACACTACCTTGTTTGGGTTAGCCAAGCACCACACAATAAGTAATTGACAAAGTGAATACGTCTTGCTTGAACGTGAACCACCTTGGTTAATGCAAAATCTAATATTAGGATTCTGCATTGCTTCCCAATTTTTCTCAAATACTTTCGTCGCTCGTATCTCCAACTATCGTAATTTTAATATCACTTACTTGCTGACCTTGTGTAGTTATGTCGGTGCGTTCAGTTAAGTTGTTTAGTCGTTGTGTGATTGACGGATTGAATTGTCCAACCATACCTCCTTCGATTTGGTCTGTTCTGATTTCGTCCTCTATATGCGTACAGATTGTTCGATACTCATTATAAGCATTATCCGTATTAGAAAAATAATGTACTATTGTAACTCCTTTTTTATGGCAGAACGTTCTAAATCCAGACATTGTCAAAGGTGGTAAATGAAACTCAGATACTACACCTTTTGGAGTTGCTTTTTGTATCTCTCTTGGTTTAAGACTTACTTTGTACTCCTCGAATAGTTCGTACATTGCTTCTGGTGTCTTTATATACTTTGGTTTCATTTGTAATGTTTTAGAAATTCGTCTTCACTTACTGCGGTTATATTTAGTTCGTGCGGTTCGTCCGATGTGTACTCGTAAAAGCAAACGTGCGTATCTTCATCCATTAATGATGGTAACATTCTTTGCATTCTTTCAAACATTGAACGAGAGTATTGTATTATATAGTATTTCATACTGACTTTTTACGTCTTGTTTTCTTTACTAGTGCTTTTTGAGATTCAATAGCCTTTTTCATTCCATCTGCATAAATATCAATAAATGCATTTACACCAGCTTCGTGTAAAGATTCAAGAATTTCTTCTGTTTTGTCCTCGTGCAATTCGATTAAGTCATCGTGCGAAACAACCTCTTTCTCATCTTCAAATAAATGCGTGTAACCTAATGCAATAAGTCTTCTTTGTTGCATTGGTTTAATAGTGTTTAAGTCTATTTTTATCATACCTAAAATTCCATCGTTAATAGTTATCGTTTGTCCTTTGTATTCTTCTTTAATCTTCATATCGTTTTATTTATATTGTCCGTACTTTTCAAAATGTTTTATTGACTCTAACATCTCAACTATCATAAAATGTGCGGATGTGTTACTTATATTAAAATGTTTAGCAATCGTGCGACTGGTAGAAATTCTCTTATCAAAATACGTTTCAAAGAATATTAACTTAATTCTGTCCGTTATTTGACCTCTATAATTTTCTAATATCTCCAACCTTTCACTGAACTTTATTTCGTCTTCAAGTGAATCATCAATTGAATCTGGTATGTATTCGTTTTCAACTGAATTTATAATCTCTTTCTTTGAGTCTGACTGCCATAGTAATTCACATTTGATTAAATGCAGAAACATTGCTTTTGCTTCGTGTTCTTCTTTGTACTCGTACTTAGATTCACTTGCTTTAATGTAAGCGTTGTTTATAATCGTATCAATGTCAAGTTGTGAATTTAATCTACTGACAAAATACCGAGTATATCGGTTTATTTCATCGTAGTTTTTCGATATGTAGTTATTTAGTAATGCTATCATACCAATTGTAAAAGTCTTTTATCCAAATTCTGCGTCTTACTTGACTGCAAAAGCATTCTTTCTCTTTCTCTCCAGTTACTCGAATACGAATAGCGGATAGTTTTATGCAACTTGTTTTTGCTGACTTTATAATTGGGTCAGCATCTCTTAGCTTTTCTATTAGTTCTATTTCAGTTTCTGCAAACATAGTTGTATAGTGTATCCGATTAATGAAACAAAGCAAGCCATAAAAAAGTCTTGAAAATAAAAAAGTGCGAACCAAAAAGATAAGCACTTCATACAACTAACTGCGGAATAAATCGCATCGGTGTATTTATTGACCTCAATCTGTAAAAATAACCTATCAAATTGACGTTGTAATGGCTCAAAATTAGCAAACCACCACGCAAAAGAAATTAAAAATAGTACTTCCATATTTGCAAATATAAAATATTGTATTAAAGACGTGATAAATTGTTCAAAAGTTATACCCAATTCAATGCAATCACGCTAATTTGTTAATAAGTTATATCAATTATGGTATAAATTCTTTACATTTTCTTTTATAATACTCTGCAAGTTCTTTTAACTCATCTTTTGTGTACTTTCTTGTAATGTAAGCACGTTCTCGTAGCATAGTAAATTCATCCGCTCCTATCTTGTTTTCTAAGTGTATTCCGTATTCGATTAGATTTCCAGATAATTGTACATTACACTTGTAGCAACTTGAATGAACGTTGTTTTCGTCAAATCTAACGTTTGTATGCGTACCAGCAGAATAGTAATGCGATGCGTGTGTTACTCCGTTTATTCTTTTTTGACACGATATACATACATTGCCTTTATCTCTTAGATTAATATATCTGTTGAAGTGTTGTTGAGCAATCTTAAACCAGTCTTGTAATGTCATCAAGTCCTCACGTTGTTTTTTCTTTGTAGTCTTTTTTATTGCTTCAAGATTTTTTAACGCTTGTTTTGTCTTGGTGCAAACATAACATAGCTTGTCAAATGTTCGGTAAGGTGTGAATATCGTTTCACATTCCTTGCATTTTTTATCGTAGTTAGTTTTCATTGTATTTCAATTACTGATATTTTATCTAATGTCAATTCAACATTTGCCATTACTTCATTCCCTATTAAAGAATATGACCAATCAACAACTTTATAAAAATCATCTTTATAAAAAACCATACAACCATCATATAACCATCTTGTATCTAAATAAAATGTAGCTTTTAATGTTATATCATATTCTATATTCAATTTAGATGTTAAATCTATTACTTTATTTTTCATATTCCATTTGTTAAATTATTATTTATCTTTTTCAACTGCTCTAATTCTCTTGTCAACTCCATTACTTTTTTATGTTCTGAATATAGTAATGTTTGGTATTGTTTATTTTCATCGACTAAAATGTTAAAAGTAGTTCGTGCGTCTTGCAGAAAATCAAAGTGCTTTTGCATTGACTCAATTAAATCTGTACGATGTGCATTCTTTTTTTTGATGTCGTCTATTGAAATATGTAAAGACTGCGTTAACGATTCAAATGTTATGGATGCTTCTATTATTGCTATCTGTTTCAAAATAATTTTTGTTGGTTAGTATGGTTTTTAATTCTTTGTATTGCTTTATCGTAATACTCTTTATCTAACTCACAAGCAGTAAGTTCAAATCCATAATCATAACAAGCTATTGCAATACTTCCACTTCCTAAATGTGTGTCAAGTATTTTGTCATTTTCTTTTGCGTATTTGTCTAAAATCCATTTATAAAGTGCTACAGGTTTTTGAGTTGGGTGTATTTTATTTTTTTCTGTTAAAACTGAATATCTAAATATTTTTGCAGGACTTTGAATTGAACTATAAGCAAATTCTGCCATTGCTAAACTAAAGTTTTCAGGTTGTTTTTTGTCCCAAATTATAAATCCTTGAGAATTATTTAAATAATCAATAAAATAATTTCCACCCCATATAATTTGGTTTTTAGAAACTCTTTTTAATTCATTAAAATATTTCTCTAAAGGTATTTCATCATCCCAATTCTTTTTTTTATGTTGTTGCCTAACTGGATTTGAACTTATACCTATCCCATAAGGCGGGTCTACAATAGCCAAGTCAAAATAGTTATCAGGATAACGAGCCATTAATAGCATATTGTCCTCTTGAGTTATTGTTATTTTATCTGTTACTTTCATATCTTATTATTTAAAATGGTAAACTATCAAATGAATTATTCGGTGCTATTGCTATCTGCGTGTGCGTTTCTTTCAATGGTTTTGCTATGTTGCCATCTTCGTTGAATTTTCCAGTCTTTACGTTATACATCAAACTCGTTACTCCACGAACTCCAATAACTTCTGGCTTTGCTTTGTTAACTTTTATCTCTGTTACTACTGAATCAAAATCTCGGTGTACAATTATAATGCTTTTACCATTATTCCCCCATTCCGAACCGCCTTTTAATTCGTGCATATCTGGAATTTGTGCTTTTCCATTAATCTTAACTGGGCTTTTAGGATGTATAATAGTATGAAAATGCAATTTACTTGCTTCGCATAAATCATTACCAAAACTCAACACATCTTCTAAATATTGGTCGTACCTCATTCCGCTTGTTACTTCGTGTCGCATATAGTTCCAACTATCAATAACTACTGAGAACAAATTTAACTCTTTTTTGTTATCTGCTCCGAATTGCCAAAGTTCTTTTGGTGTTATTGCTTTACTTGCTTTGCCTTGTGGCTTGTAAATTATAAACTTATCTAAAACTTTAGGTAGTAAGCGTGTTATTTCTAACTCAGTAAGTCTATTTTCAATCTTAACCTTTTCGCCTTGTGCATTGTAATAGAACTCTTTAAACTGCTTACCACTCATTTTGTGCATTATCTTAGCGATTACTTCGGATGTGCTTCCAGCATCTGGCATATGTATTAAGTGTTTATGTCCGTACCATTCAGAAGTGTTAACTAAACATTCAAGTAGTAGTTCTGTCTTACCACTTCCAGGATAACCAGTCCAATCTGTTCTACTCCCTTCCATTATTGAGTAATGCTTTGCCAAGTTTGGAAATCCTAAATAAAAAGTCTTTCCGCCACCGCTTTTGTAATGCTCAAATATAGAGTTTTCTATCTCTTGGTATTCGAATACGTTATTCATTTTCTGCTATTTGAGTGAGTCTATATGCTACTAAATCTTTTGCGTACTGATTCAATTCTTCTTGAGTCATTCCTTCGCCATTTCTAAACACAAATTCTTTTTTTTGTTGTTTAGGTTGTTCTGTGTATTTATCCCAAAACAAACCTTGCCATCCGTTGCTTATAGAAGTATTTATTACAAACTTACACTTTTCATCAGAATACAAAGACATTTCGTTTTTTAATTTTTCAATAGATGCAGAAGTCAAAGGTTTTTTAATCTGTTTTCTATATGAAATCCATTCATCTAATAACACTTCTTTTTCATTCTTTTCTTTATTATCATTCTTGTTTGTTGTTATCTCCTTGTTATCTCCTTGTTGTCTCTTTGTTGTTTGCTTGTTGTCTCCTTGTTGCTCACTTTGATAACTCTCGTAATTACAGACAGTTAGTCGTGTTGTTTTTCGTAGCCCTTCCGTGTTAATCATTTTATCTTTTTCAAGTAATTTTAAAAATGTTCTAAGTTTTTGAATAGTCCATTCATCTCCTAAAATCCTAACCCAAGTAGCTAAACTATTTATACTTTGACCTCGTTTACACTCTATTAATTCTCCTTCAATAATAACCTTTGTAGATTTATGATTTACCTCTGATATGATAGCAACCCAAGCCTTAAAATAATTTGCATTTTTATATACCCAATGGCTTCTAATTTGTCTGTGTAATTTTATCCAACCGCTCATAACACTAAACAAATAAGATTATAATAATTTGTTTCATCGCACCAAAAAATGCTTTTACCAACTACTAAACAACACTTGTAAGGAACTGAATCGTTGTTAATTGGTCTTGCTCTTTGAAAAGAACTTAATTGTTCTAAATTGATTACCAGCAATAAATCTGGTACATAGTAAAATTTTGCTTTCATATTTTTATTTTTAAGCATTAAAAAAGCCCCTATCGTCAAGGTTGTGCCGACCTATCGGATAAGAGCTAAACTAAATTTTTTCACGTTCCGGCACGAACAATGCAAATATACAATATACTATCTACTTTTCATCTTCAAACAATTGAATCTTTTGAACAATTTTATCAATTTCATTAACAATGTCAACCCATCTTTGAGCGGTATCTTCTGGTAGTTGTTCGCTTACATTTTCAACTATCTTTTCAACCCACGTGTAAAAGTTCTCACATCGTTGTTTAAACTCACGTTTGTAGATTACTTCGTGAGATAGTTCGTCTAAGGTGTGAAGTATTGACTGCATCTGTAAAGTTAACGCTAAAGTTAAATCTAAGTCTTTTCGTTGTTTAGTATTCATCTTCAAAAAAAATTTTAAAAAGCATAAAAGTAGTAATAGATACACAAATTATATAAAATGGAAGTGCTGAAATACCTGTTTTTTGTTCGTACCATTTACCTATAATAGGTATAATAAGTGATAAAATAGTAGCCAAAAATACTATTAAAATTGTTTTTTTAGTGTTCATTGTTCTTGTTGTTTAAGGGCTAATACTATTGACACTAAAAAAATAGCTCCGCCTAATAATTGATTAATTACTGCTCCAATGTATAGCCCAAAAAACATTACTGCTACTATTGTTAATGCTACTAAATCTTCTTTCATTTTATTGTTGTTTAAAGGTTAATTCATTTTCTGATATTTTAGAAGCCAATCCCCAATTATGTAGTTTGCTTCCATAGTTTTTTCATTGTTCTTGTTGTTTAGATTTTCCTAATTCAGCAAGTAGTGCGTCTGTTGCTATAACAGCACATTGTATTAAGCCAGGTATATCTATTCTGCCGTGTGCTAAACCTTCTGTATTAGATGCTAAAATCCCTTGCATAGCTAATCCTGCAAAGTATTCACGCTTGGTTAACCTTTTAGAACTATAAGCTGCGTCATAGTTAATTGGTGTAATTGGTTGTTTTCCGTTTTCCATTGTTATTGTTGTTTAATTATTTATAATTTCCTCGTCTATCTTCGCAGAACTGAATCCAGTTGTCCATCGTATCACAATAGTAAATAATGCTCGGATGCTTATCCGCTTCTTTCAATGCTTCTGCTTTGCTTTCTGCACTTACTATCATTCTATCAGGTTTGCCGTTTGATAGCCAATATAAAATTACGTACTGCTCCATTACCAAAAATAATAAAATAAAAATATTATTAATACTATAAATGCAATAAATAAATGAATAGACACTATCTCCATTAAAATAATATAAATATCTTCTTTAGGAGTTAATTTTTTATAAATTATTGAAAGTACTATCAAATAAATAATAAATAATAAAACGTATCTCATAATCTTTTAATTTTTAGTTTAAAAATATCGGTTTAACCACCCACCGAAAAGGATAATACTAAAATGGTAAATCGTCTTGCTCTTGTTGTGCGAACTTCTGCGATGCCGTTTGAAGTGGTTTTTCTTGCTTTTCAGCTACTTTTACCTCTCCATTGGTATAAACTACTTTACCATTGCCTAAATAACGCTTAGAAGTCTTTAAATCACGTTCTTCTTTTGTTTGCGATTCTGTTAACCCTACGTTGTTTCCGTATTGGTCGGTTGAATCATTGATTGAAATTGTCAAGTTAAGATACTTTCCGTTGTATAACTTGCTTTTGTCGATTTTTGTTACATCAATTGATGCGTTGATTAGTGTACTCATTTTACTTTGTTTTTATTTATAAAATTTAATTGATTTACATCCATTTGGCCAATACGATTCAAAAAATTTTGTCATTTGTTTATAATCATATTCAGTATCAGAACTTATTTTAATTGTTTTATTTTCCATCGTTGCTACAAAAACACATTTATTTTTTTTATCATTAATTAAATCTTCTAATGTACCAGCTATAAATAAATCTTTAGAAAATTCTTCACTTTCTTCTATTAAGTTAATTTTTTTTAAATCTTTTATAAATTCCATAATTTAATTTATTATTTGTTCAACTAATTGATTTATTAATTTAGTAACGGTTACTTTATTTTTTTTTGCAAAATTAACAAGAAGTTCGTTTTTATCTTTATTCATTCTTATCATTACAAATTTAACTTCTCCTTCATAACCATATTTTCTATTTATTACAATTTTATTATCATTTATTTTATCAATTAAATTAGAAATTAAAATATTTGATATTTCATTTTTATTATAATATTCAAGTATTTCAATTATTGTATTCCATTCTTGATTAGATAAAAAATTTATCGCTATATCTTTATTGTTATTTTTCATAATTATTTGTTTAAAATTAATAATAATTCTTGATAGTATTCACGTGCTGCTTCGATTCTTTGTTTTAATTTTTCAATGTCCGCTTCATTGTATTTAACTATAAATCGTTTGACACGTAAATTTTTAGGTATATGCTCAAAACTATGTAGGCTTTCTACTGCTTCACGCACAAGTGGGTCTTCATCAATTAAGCATAACTTCCAGTGTTCTTTTCTTACTTCGCTTTCTACAATTTGAAACGGTGTATCTGTTAAACAATATACTAACTCTGCTTGTTTATGTCCTGTAAGCCACATATATCCGACAAGTTGCCAGTAGTAATTTTTATTTTTAAGCACATCGTCAAACATCGGAAAAGTACTCGCAGACCAACTACATTTAATGTCAGCTAATAAAGTATCATTTACTAAATCAGGTGTTCCTACAACATAATCATTTTTAAACTTTTCTTCGTTCTTTAGAATCCAATTCCAATCCAATACTTCACTTGCCAACTCAATAGCTATATCTTCGTTTTGGTTTCCTTTGTCTGTATATCGTGAACTAAATTCTTTGTAGATACCTAATTCTTTCTCACGAAACATATCTTCGATAAGCGTTTTTGCAGTAGCAGACAAAACCTCGCTTTTTGTACGAGATTCTGTCATTAAATTTCCTAACTGAGAACATCTGAATAGTAAACTCATAATAAAGGATTTTCTGTTGTTACTATATTCCATTTTGATATGTCAGTCGCGACTGTTTCAGACGATTTCATTGAAGCATTAAAACACCGATGCTTTCCATCTTCAAAATGCGAATAGTAACCAGTTCTCCAAGATGAATATTTATCATCCCTATACCAAACAAGCGTATCTTTTTCGATTTCTTGTTCTTTAAATGGATATTCTAAAAATGCTGATGGGTGTTTGTCGCCTACGTTAAATTTACCATCATATGTATAACACAAATTTTCTGTTTCAATTGGATATTTATCACCTAAATCAATATCAGTAACCTCTTCCCAACCTTTTTCAATAGTCCAAATTCTATCGCCTTTTTTTACTTTACTTAAATCTGATTTCATAGCGTTGCGAATGTTAATTTTTGTGATTCTGTTAATTCAAATTGCAATAAATCTTCTTTTTTAGCAAGTCCTTTGCCTATTGCTTCAATTGCTTTGTTAAATCGCTCATCTGTAATTGTTTTAACTTTCTTTACTTGTTCGCCACCAGCGTCTGTGTCTTTGTCTGTTACAATACCTAAAATAGAACTCAAAGCGTAACGTCTAAAGTATGTAAGTTGACTTCCGTACACCTGAAACTCATTCATTCCTTTGAGTGCGACATCTTTAAGCAATGCCATTTTAGATTCTATTGTTTCTCCAGATTCTACGTGAAACAAAATAGTAGTTAAATTCTCGTTTTCTATTAATTGAGTGAATCCCAATCCGTGCTTTTTTAATAGTGGGTTAATTACGCTAAAGATTTTAGGCAAATCTGCAAAGGTATAGCCATAACCTTGAGTTGCTTTGTGAATTACTGGAACTTCTTGTTGAAATTCTGCTAAACTTTTAAATAAATTTTTCATTTTCTTAGTTTGGATTTTTAGTTTCTATTTGAAGAGTTCCCTCAATATTAATTATTAACCAATAAGGAAAACCTCCTAAATCAGTTGATGGTATCTTTGTTTCTGAATAACTTTGACTACATCCTTTAAATCTAAATTTCCTCATTTTAACAAGTGAGTTTAAAACATTTATTTCTTGTTCAGGATTATATATTTTAATGATTGAATCATCTATTG